AATTTTCTTCCTTTATCATAAACTTCTCAAAACGGCTGGTATGTTTCGAGATATATTTCGTTCAACGGTGTTCACCAATGTTTTGGTCAATTTATCTTGCAGACTAGGTTTTTCTTGGGTAATATCCAAAGATGTCCAATATCTAAAATTCATTGTTATACTTTGTGAAATTATTGCGTTGTTTGTTGCATAGGATAGTTCTGATGGGCCTATTTCTTTTGGAAAACATTCCCATAGTTTTAATCCATATCGTCTTTGTTCTTCTTTGTCTAAAAGATATATTTCTGCGGAACCAACATAGTCATTATAATACCCCAAATTCCATGTTTTCGGATTAAATGCAGCATATTGCCATTTCTCAAACATCACTCGTTCTCTCATATCAGAGCTAGATTGAAATGTCATACTAACTGAATCTACAAATGATACACCATTAGAAATTGTTCTAACTGGGCCATATAGATTAGTATCGTCTACCGTTGCAAGACCTCGACCAGGCAATGTCACACTTTCACATCTTAAAGAAATGTCGGCTTTTTCTCTAGGAGATATCTGACTTATATCTGATGCAGATTGATTAGTTACTGCAAATGGTCGATCTAATGGTGGATGAATTAAAACTTCATATCTATTGGGGTGGGCATATCCTTCATTTGAACGCAACATAGAAAGAACATCATTCAGTACACCAAATGCTCCACCTTCTAGAAATTTTGGTACGATGGCCATTAGATCATTCCCCTTGAGTCTGACCATACACGTTTATCAGATTCTTTTTTAAATCTTTGTACAGGTAAGAGGGTGGCGATGGTAAATTCATCTGCATCTATTCTACGTATTTGTGATTTCATTTGTCCAGCCAAATATCTGTGTATGGTAGGTTTAATTAGTTTAATATTTTTTAGTTTGCTGTAGTCAACCACCAATCTGGTAGACTCATCAAATTTTGTATTGTTAGAGAAGTCCACTAATCGATCAAGAAGTTTTACCCTAAGTGGTATAGGCAGATAATGCATGTTGATCCCAAGAAATCCATCAGGATAGTTCTCTAATGGAAGTACTAGAGGAAAGGTGTCGTAGTAGGGTAACTTCTTTTTATGTTTTGGATCATAGAAGAACATATTCAGTTTACCGTAAAAGGGTTTGGTATCTCTTTTACCGTCCCGAATTAAATCCATTGCACCTGGCTTACCAAACTCCTTGATCTTATCCCTATACCATTGAGTAGATCGTGGTCGGCCTTTTACTTCATCTTTAACTGATTGTATGTATTTGCTTACAGCCATATGACTATTTATACGAAATTCCTAGATGATCTTCAGTTAGTATCTTAAACTCCATATCGTTATTGTTACACCATTCATCTGCATACTTCCATTTGGCTGAATTTATTCCCCAAGCCTTTGTTTCCTTATACCATCTTCTTGTTTTTCTCTTGGGTTCTGTTGGAGCTTGACATTGTTTTTTAGGTTTAACTTCTATAATCATTTTTTTATAAGTGCCATTTGCTTGTTTAACTTTAATATAAAAATCTGGAAAATAACGGTGTATTCGGCCATCCCAAGGAGATAAATAAGGTATGATGATCTCTTCACTACCCCATTCAATAACAGCCTCATTTGTATCACAGTACACCATAAATTTACGTTCCCACAAAGAACGATATACAACATTGTGGGGATTTCCTTTATATTTTCTTGGATTTTTGGGAGTAAATCTACCTTTGTATGCCATAATCCATAAATACTTTCATAAGGATATTTAGACATGCCATTAGGAAGTGCATTAACAAATCAAATAGCAGGTGCTGTGGCTCGACAAGCCACAGGCGATATTTCTACAGTTCTTAAATCTGTTCTGCCTAGTGGAACGGGTACAAATTCTTCTGATACCAGAGCTCTTCATGATCAGGGGAAAGGATCAAAACATTTATCATATCCAGAGAATGTTGAAGGTGATGAACAACAAGGCCATTATGTGATGTTTATGATTAATGTGGCTGATCAAGGAAAAGTAGCTACTTCTGTTTCAACAGCAGGTCAAGGACACCCCGGCGGGCGGTTGCCTGTAGATACGGGTAGTACATTACCAAAGGCTAAAAAGGGCCCCTTTGCAGATAAAAAATTCATTTCAGAGAATTTAAATCAGGGAGCTGGAACTGCTAGTACTTTAAATTCGGAACGACCAGCTGGTACTTTAGCTTTTAAACGTCCTCCCACGGTTAAACTGGAGAAGGCAATTACTCTTTATATGCCCCCAAGTGTTTCAGTGACATATAAGGCTAATTATAAAGATGATGAAATTTCAGCTAGAGCACAGGCCATAGTCAACTCTGGAGAGACTATAATTGCTGCATTGACAAGTAAAGCAGATTTTTTTACTCAAGATAACATGAAGAAAATTGGTGGTTCAGTTGGTGAGGGTGCTGTTGTAGTTGCAGCGTCGGCGACCAAGGCTGCAGCAGATACATTTGCGCCAGGTGCATCAACCGTTGCTCAGATAAAGAGTGGTGCGATATTAGGAAGTAAAATGGAATTGATGTTTACTGATGTAGGTAGAAGAGATTTTTCATTTGAGTTTAATTTTCTTCCCAAAAGTAGACAAGAAGCTGAAACTGTCGATGAAATAGTATTTACTTTTAAAAAACATATGATGCCAAGTATGGTAAGTAGTCTTACAGTTTTTGGCCATACGCAAGAATTAGGTATGGGTAGAGCATTAAAAATACCTGATACGTTTGATATACATTATTTTTACCAAAATACTGAAAATCCATATCTTAATAGAATTTCTACCTGTTATTTAACTGGCCTGGATGTAGGATATGGTGGAGATAAGTATGTGACCTATGAACCAACCCCACATAAAAAAAGTGGGACGGGCCCTCCACCACAAAAAACTAATATTAAATTATCTTTTAGTGAAATAGAAACAATAACAAGAGAACGTATCGAACAAGGTTTCTGATCATGTATTTTAGAACTATGCCCAACATATTTTACGATTCCAAAGGAGATGGTAAATATAAACTCGTAAAAAATCTTTTACGGAGGGTAGCAGTAAGAACAAAGGTTAAAACAAATACTGCTGTCTTTGATACATATGATGTAAAAGAGGGGGAGTCTCCTGAGAGTATTGCACACAAATTATATGGTGATGTCGATTATCATTGGATAGTGTTGTTGATGAATGATATTACAGATCGATATCATGATTGGCCAATGTCTATGCCACAATTTCTTGCTTACTTGGACGATAGATATTCCGATCCTGATGGAACACATCACTATGAAATATCACAAACTTCTGGTGACACCACAAAAAAGATTAATGTAGGAACTGTTAACACAGACTATCCTGCTGCTACAGCAGTTACTAACTTTGAATATGAAGAAGCAGAACAGGATAAAAAGAGAAAAATTAGACTCCTTGATCCTGCTTATGTAGCTCTATTTTCAGAAGAATATTCAAAACTAATGTCAGAGAGTGTATTTTAATGGCCCCTAACACTGGTAGTATAGGATTTGCTGGACAATTTACTTTAGACACCGCAACAATTATTACTGCTGACAAACAAATTGTAGATGTCACTGCTGAGGTATCTGAAATATCTATCTATGAGGATACTTTAAATCCAGTTTTAAGTGGAACAATTGTTTTTTCGGACAACTTTAATATACAGAACATGATGCCCTTGATAGGACAAGAACTCTTAAAATTAAAGATCAGAACGCCTTCATTGGAAGATCCTGATGATGTAATAGATTTTACAGAACAAGTATTTTTTCTTCATAATATGGAATCACAACTTCAAACTAGTGCAACTAACCAGACACTTGTATTTAATTTTATATCAATGGAAGCAATGCACAATCAAAGAAACACTGTATCAAAAACATTTAAAGGAACATATGCGGATATTGTAGAAAGTATTTTAAGGAATGAGTTGAAAAGTACTAAGCGTCTGTTTATTGAACCTAGTAGTGGTTTAAAACAAGTTTTAGCTGTAGATGAACATCCTTTTGATTTAATCGAAATAGCTAAAACACAATCATTATCTCAACAAATGGGAGCTCCTTCATATCTGTTTTATGAAACAATGTGGGGATTTCATTTTAGGTCATTAGAAAGTTTATATGCTGAAGCATACAAAGGTTTTTATACAACCGACCATACTAGAGGGAAAGAAACACTCCCTCATGGTCAACCAAATATCCTTCGAGATTATTCAAAGATACATACTTATAATATCGAGGCTAATGCTGATACTTTAGGTAGTAGCGCTAATGGAACTTATGGATCTACTCTTATTACTCATGATATTTTTAATAAGACGTATACTACATCTACGTATAATTATTTTGACACTTTCAAAAATGAGTTGACTATGAATAGTTATAAAAAATCAGCATCACATCCGTTATATAGTGCATCTTCTTTAGATGAAGATGGTAATACAGTATCAGATTTCCCTTCAAAAAGGTATCTATTACCTGTATCAATAAAGGATACTTCTAAGAAAACTGATGCTCATTTTATCACTTCTAAGGGAACTTACCCCTTTACTGCATATAATCCTAGCACTTGGTTACAGAGGAGACAGTCAAAAATATCGGTATTGGATGCTGGATTGTCCATCAGTATGAAAGTTAATGGCCATACAGGAATTCATGCAGGGGATATGGTACAGATAAATTTACCATATAGTGCTATGTCAAAAAGTGCAGATAAAGAAACTGTTGATAAATTTTATAGAGGCCCTTTTATGATAAGAAGTTTGCACCATAATTTTAGCCAAATTTCCAGAACTCATCATATAT